ATGGCAAAAAAACCAGCCACACAGGACTGGCACAAGTCAGACATCAAGGCGGCGCTGGAAAAGCGCGGCCTGACCCTCAAGGGGTTATCCATCAGCAACGGCTACAGGTCGGTGGATGCCGCCGCCCAGGCGCTGCAACGACCCTACCCGAAGATGGAGCGGATCATCGGCCGCGCGCTGGGCATCAAACCGGAAACCATCTGGCCGTCACGCTATTCGCAGTTTAACGGTTCCAGCCGCCGGCGCAACGTCAATTTAACTGGCAAGGCCTGACATGAATGACCCGCGCACCCTCGACCTGTTCGCACCTGCCGCCACCAGTCCCGGTTCGCTCGGCTGCCATACGGAAATCACGGCGCGTCTTTGCGACGCCCTGAAGCGGGCGGCGGAGCGCGGCATCAGCCGCGAGGAGATCGCCAGCCGTATGTCTACCTACCTCGGGGAAAAGATCGGCGTGGCCACGCTGAACGGCTACGCCGCCCAATCGCACGCAGACCGCGAAATCCCGCTGGCGCGGGCGATGGCATTCGATGCGGCGGTGGAAGAAGACGTGCTGCTCGGGCTGTTTTGCGAGAAGCGCGGTGGGCGCAGGGCGGTGAGCAGCGAGGATGCCACCCTGCTGGAATGGGCGCACTTGCACCGGCAGGAGAAGGAACTTGCCGAGCGCAAGAAGGCGCTGGAAGCGGTGTTCAAACTGAAAGGAGAGCGGAAATGAATGAAAGCACCAAATTTTTACAGGGATGGGCGGAGCGTTACCCACACTCCGCCGCCAAGCTGGTTGAAGCCTTGAGGGTCACTCCGCAAGGCGTCACTGTTTACATACCCGCTACGCACCAGACTCAAGTTGCGCCTGAGTCCGTTCAAGCGTCCGGTAAATAGATGTGACCAAGTCGCCAATCATGTCCATCGCGGCGGTATTTTCGTTGGTGTTGCCGCCGCACCGGATATCGCCATTGGCGACGAACGCGGAAGCGAGGGTAACTGCGTGAGCCAGCAAAACATCGTTTTTCATGAGGGTTCTCCTGTGGTTGATGGATGCGCTTGCGAGGCGCGCGGCCATTCTACTCCGGGGCGGAACCCTCACCTATTCGGAGGCGCGGCATGAACACCATTGAAATGACCGAAGAGCAACAAGAGCAACGGTTCTGGGATGGATACGACGAAGGATGGAGCCGAGCCATCGAGGCGAGAGGCGGCCAGGTCGGCGACCCGGTAGGGGTTGACGAGTACTACGACCTCGGCTGGTGGAACGGGGTCGGGAACTACCTGGCATGGGAAGAAGGCTGGCGCGCTGCCGAGCGCGGCATCCTGTTCTGCCCGTACCTGATCGGTGCAGACGACGAATGTTTCAGAGAGCACTGGATGAATGGCTATCAGGGAAAAATGAAGTGTATGGCGAGTTCGGAAAATCCTTCCTATACGGGAAGGCTGCTGGCATGAAAACCCACTACTCCGCGCAGGAACTGGCGGCGATGAAGCTGCCGAAATTGCCTACAACTGACTCCGCGATTATGCGGTTAGCTAAAAAAAATTTGTGGGTATGTCGCCCCAAAGTGCGAGGCAAGGGCGTCGAATACGCGGTTACCAGTCTACCGAAAGAGCTGCGCGAAGCCATCCAGGCCAAGCATCTGGACACCGCGCTTGCCGTGGCAGCCGTACCCGCCGCGCACCCGGTCGAACGCAAGCAGGCGGCATTCCGCGCCGACGGCGCGATGGTCAAGCGCGGGCTGATCCGCCGCGCCAGGGCGGATGCGGAGCTGAAAGACATCGACCGGGCGCGCCGCGATGCGGCGCTGGTGTTGTGCCAGGCCATCGAGTCGGCGACGGTGCTGTCGAACTGCTCGGCCAAGCGCGCCATGACCGAGCTAGCCGAGCGCGTGCTGGCCGGCATCGCCCGGCCCGAGCTGATCGAGGCATCGAACACCACCTACATCAAGCCGCGCAAGGGCGGGCAGACGCTGGAATCGCTGGTGTCGCGTCTGCAGAAGATGTACGCCGCCTACCTGCAGGGGCGCGGCGAGGGCGATGCGGCGCGCTATCTGGTGCCGTCCACCCCGGCCAAGCGCGGGCATGACCCGATCCACATCCACGCCTTTTTGCTGCATTTTTGCCGCCCGGCGCGCCCGCCGGTTTCCGAGGCATGGCGCGCCGCGCAGGGCTGGTTTGCCGCGCAATCGCTGCCCTGCCCCGCGAAAGACACCTTCTACCGCATCGAGAAGGAACTGCCAGTGATGATCAAGTACCGGTGCCGCATGACCGGCGGCGAATGGCGCGCCATCAAGCCCTACATCGCGCGCGACGTGTCGATGTTCCACACGAACGACATCTGGGTGGGCGACGGGCATAGCTTCAAGGCCAAGGTGCAGCACCCGATCCACGGCCAGCCGTTCATCCCGGAGGTGACGGTGGTGCTGGATTGGGTGTCGCGGCGCATCGTCGGATGGTCGGTCGATCTGGCCGAATCGACGGTGGCGGTGTCCGCCGCGTTCCGCCACGCGCAGCAGCAGACCCGCGCCAGGCCGCTGATCTATTACTCAGACAACGGCTCCGGCCAGACCGGCAAGTCCATCGACTGCCCAGTACACGGCACGCTGGCGCGACAGGGCATCGCGCACGAGACCGGCATCCCCGGCAACCCGCAGGGACGGGACATCATCGAGCGGCTGTGGCAGGTGACCACCATCCCGCTGGCGCGCACATACCCGACCTGCATCTGGAAGGGGTCGGACAAGGAAGCGACCCGCAAGATGCTGGTCGCGCTGAACAAGAAAGACGGCTCCGGGGAGCGCATCCTGCCGACCTTCCAGCAGTTCCTGGACGACTGCGAGCGCGTGCTCGGCTGGGAGGGCGAATACAACCGGCTGCACGCGCACCGCGAGCTGGACGACCGCACGCCGATGCAGGAATACGCCCGGCGCATCGACCCCTCAGCCGACGGCTGCGGCCCGAGCGACGAGGAACTGGCGGTGCTGTGGATGCCGGAGGTGCGGCGCACACCGCAGCGTGGCGTGATCTCGCTGTTCAGCAACGAATACAGCAACCGCGTGCTGGTGGACGTGCTGCGCGAGGGCGAAGAGGTGCGCGTGCGCTACGACCTGCACAACGCGGAGCGCGTGTGGGTGCTGCGCATGGACGGCACTTTCGTCTGCACCGCCGGATGGGATGCGCACAAGCGCGCCGCCTTCCCGGTGCCACGCATGGATCAACTGCGCGAGGCCCGCGCCGACGGGAAGATCAAGAAAGCCGAGCAGAAGATCGCCGAGGCGAAGGCAGAGCTCGGCAATGTGGTGGAAGGCGAATGCGTCCCCGTTAAAACCATTGCCGACTTCATCGACATTAACGCGGAGCCCGTACCCGCCGCGCCGCAGAAAAGCTACCTGGACTTCTTGCCGGAGCCTCAGCAGAAAAAGAAGGAAGCCAGCTACATGGATACCGTGCAATGGCTGCACGGAGACGGGCCAGACCCGCGCGAAAAAGGAAGCAGCACCGAAGAGGTGGCCGCCCGGTAGTTACAGCTACCTGACGGCCTTTTTGAAAAGTAGCAAGAGAAATCACTACAAGAGGGAGTTTACAGAATGAAACAGCATTTCGTCAAAACCAGCAACCACCGCACCTTCATGGCGGGCGTATCGGCAGTGGAGGGTCGCGGCAGCCCGGAGGCCTGCATCATGCTGCTCACCGGCGAGCCGGGCACCGGCAAGAGCTGCACCGCAGACAACTGGTGCGCGCAGCGCGACGCGATCTATCTGGCGGGCGTGCCCGGCATGACCCTGTCGTTCCTGCGCGATTACCTCGCCGACCAGACCGGCGTGGTCGCGCTGCGCAAATTCGCGCAGCACAAGGCGCTGGTCGAACACCTCAAGAGCAGCCGCCAGCCGCTCATCCTCGACGAGGCGCAGCACGGCCTGCCGAACAAGGCCGAGTGCATCGAATACCTGCGCCGTGTGGCGGAAGAATCAAACGTCATCCTGGTGCTGGTGTGCCACACCTCGGAGCGGCACCGTTTCAGCAAGGAGCGGCTGGCGCACATCGCACACCGCGTCTCTGCTGAACCTAAATTCAGCAAGGCGACGCGGGAGGATTGTCGGGATTACCTGTCCGAGCTGTGCGAAGTGAAAGTAGACGCTGGCATCGTAGAGCAGGTCTATAGGCAGAGCGACGGGTATTACCGGCTCATGTCCAACGCCGGACGCACGCTGGAAGCTATCAGGCAGAAACTCGGCAAGTCTGAACTGACGGTGGAAGACGTGAAAGACGTGACGCTGTGCGCCGACGCCATGAAGGCGCTCAAGAAAGGGAGCTGAGCCAAATGGCAAGGAAAGGCCAAACCATGCACCGCACCGTCACGTATGGCCTGCGCCAGCGTGCCTGGTGGGTGATCCGCAAGCGCGGGTTGTTCACCCTGCCTGAGCTGCTGTCCACGCTGGCGGACGGCACCGAGCGAGACGCGGAGGGAAACCTGCGCAAGTACCTCAACGTCCTGGCGCTGGCCGGAATCCTCAAGCGAGAAGATGAACGGAAACCCGGCATCTCGCCCAAGAGCCACGGGTTTTATCGCTATCGGCTCATCATCAACGCCGGGCGCAAGGCTCCTGTTTTCCGTGCCAAGGATAAGGCAGTGTTCGACCCGAACAGCGGCATCGTGTACCCGATGGAGGCCGCCGATGCTTAACCCGGCCTACAACCCGCACGCATACGAACTGGCAAGGGCGGCGGCAAAGGCAACCAGCAAGCAGGCCGTGGCGGACGCGATCGACTACACCAGGGGCGCCGTTTCGCAGTACCTCAACGGATATTACCTGGCCAACCCGGCCAAGCTCGAAGCCGCGATTCTCGCGCGCTACGACATCCACACCTGCCCGCACACCGGCCATGAAATCGGTGGCCCCGAGTGCCGGCGCCGCGCCACCGCGCCCCGCCCATTCGGCGGCCGCGCCAAGGAAGCCAACTGGCTGGCCTGCCAATCGTGCCAGCACAACAAGGGAGCAACCAAATGAACCAGGCAGCAGCGTACTACCCGGAATCAAAATTTCCCTCGCGCCCCGCAGCACTGCATATCGCGCAGGATGCGCACCAGTGCGTGCAGTGGCTCAAGTGCCAGGGCTTCGATGTGCTGTTCGTGCAGGCTGGCAGCCGCCTGTCCGCCCCTCCATCCCCGAAAGGCTCCGCCTCACGGGTCGGCCGCATCCTCAAGCCGCGCGTCTACATCCGCACCAGCCCGCTGTGCGAGCAGCTCGAAGGCGCGGTGTGGATGTACGAGCGCATCACCCACAACGGCAATATGGTGTCGCGCCGCTACTGGGTGGCGATACGCTTGGGCTGCGAAGTGCGGTGGACGGACGAAGGAGGCAGCCATGCCGAACGGTAAATTCGCGGTGGCCGAGAGCCTTGCGCAGGCCGCATGCCATCTGGATGGCGCGAAGCTGGCATGGCCGGACATTGACCATGCGCGCGCCCTGGAACTGTCCGAGCGCATCTACGACATGGCCGACGAACTGGCCGGCGATCGCAAGGATGAGCTGTACACCAAAATGGGCATCGCCGCGAGCAAGTGCAGCGGCGGGCCGGGATGGGCGGCGCTATGAACCCAAAGAGCGTTATCAAATTCCAGTGCCCGTCTTGCGGCGAGGTTCACGACAAGGAGCATCAGGCCGAGAACTGCTGCATTCCGGAAGCCGAAGAAGTGACCATGTGGGAATGCACAGAATGCGGCGAAGCCCACGATGACAGAGAACACGCGCACCTGTGCTGCTGGGACGAAGAGTCCGATCTGGAGCCACTCCCGCCAACACCGCAGGAACTTGAGGCCGCAGGCCAGATGAGGTTGTCGATATGAGCGATTTCATCATTACCCGCCTGCCCACCCTCGTCAACACCGAAAAGATGGGCCTGAAAGAGCTGCGCGCGCAGTACAAGCTGTTGGAGGGCGATGCCATCAGCCAGGCGCAGCAGCTCAGCGATGCCTGCAACAGCCTGCACAGGATGACCAAGGCTGCCGTGAACCTGGACGCGCAGTTGAACGCGCTGGCAGATAGCTACGACGCCGGAGACCAGGCAGCGATCCTGCTGCTGGTGAAGAACCTGTCCGAGCGCCGTTCTGCGCAGAAAGCGAAGGTGCACTGATGAGCCGCCTCATGAACGCAGAACAGCACAGCCAGTTCATGCTGATGCGCGACAACATCGCCGCCTCGGTGCTGGCCAACGACGCCGACGCCACGCAGCGCTGCATGGGCATGCTGCAGGGCTACCTGCTCGGCTTGTACGCCGCCCAGGAGATCGACTTCGGCGACGTGCAGGCGCTGGAAGAAGAAGCGATGCAGGGCATCACCTTCCTGATGAACGCCCGCAAGGTAGGGAGGGCGCACTGATGGCCGCCAAGACCTTCACCGTCAGCCACCACGGCATCCGCATCAAGGTGCGCGTACTGCCCACCGTGCGCGACGTGCACCGCGCGTTCGGTGACAAGCGCGACCTGCGCCCCATGCGCGGCGGGCTCGTCAACGCCTACTTCGACCCCATGCAGTCCGCCAAGGCCAAGCACGTCGGCACCATCGTCCTGCCGCTGGACGGCAAGCTGCAGGAGCTAATCCCGCACGAAGTCACGCACGCCGTTCTGCACAAGGCGCGGGCCGTGGCGGCGGTGGATGACGAAGGTTTCGCCACCGCCGTCGGCCTGCTCAGCGCGCGGATACACCGGCACATCGAGCAGATCGGAGGTGCAGCATGACACACCAGAAAATCCTCACCCTGCTCGAAGGGAGCAGCAGCTCCAATCCCATGCCGTTCGGCGAACTGTGCATGAAGAGCGGCCTGTTTCCCGACAACCTAAAAACGGTGCTGGAGCAGATGTTCAACACCGTTCCCGCTCCGATCAACCGCGCCACGCTCACCAGGGGCGGCAAGACTCAGGAGGTCTACTGGCCGACCGGCATGGTCGGGCTGCGCAGCGGGCCGCAAGGCATCGTCATCAACCCGCTCAACCCAAGCCATCAGCAGCGCCCACCCCGTAACGGTGGAAGTGATGGAAGTGAAAACAAAACCACTTCCTTCAAAGCGCAGCAGGAAACTGCAAAAGTTCGGCAGAAAACTGTAATTCCTGCAACACCAACCCAGGAGGAAACCATGACAACCCAACAAGTCACCATCAAGCACATTCTCGATCTCGTCATCGCCAAGCCAGGCATCGAGCGCGACAAGGTAATGCAGGCGCTGGTCTGCTCGGACGGCAGCAACCGCAAGGTCGTGATGAAGTGCATCAGCAACGGCATCTATCACAACGTACTCAAGCAAACCAAGGAAGACGGAGCTGTGCGCCTACACCCCGGCGAGAAGGCCAACGGCAGCATCAAGCGCCAGCCCAAGCCGCCAAAGCCTGAGAAAAAGGCAGTAGGCAAGGTAGTGCTCGGCAAGGAGGCCGCCGCACTGCGCGGCGATCCCAAACCGGCGAAGGCCAAGCGGGGTGCAAAAAGTGTCGCAGGCGTTGCAAGAGTGCCAAATGTGGCACATGGGAACGCTGGCCATGACACTGAGTTTTCCGTGATGCTGTCAGATGACGATTGCCTGCACATTAACTGTGGCGGCGATTCGATACGCCTGAACCCGGAGCGCGTGTCCAGGTTGTCGCACTTCCTCTCCCGCATCCAACCCGCCGCATGATGAACCGGCTCACCCTCCGCTACGGCCTCCTGCGCGGCATGGGCAAGCACTGCCCGGTGCGCAGGCTCAAGCGCGTCGCGCTGATCGGCCTGCTGGTCGCGGCCGCGCTGTACGCCGCGAGCCTGGCCAGCGACACCGTCATGCAGCTCGCCCAGGCGCAAGGCGATCGCAGCGCGCTGCGGGCCCAGCTCACCGAGGCGCAGCGTGATCGCGAAGATGCGCTGGCCATACTGAGCGGCAAGGTCGGCCCGGTCGATGTGCTCGCCAACGGCACGCGCGTCTACACCCGCGTGAAGTCCTACGAAGAGCGAATCAAGCCTGTCATGGTGGCCGCGAAATGAAGACCTCCTGCCCGGCCTGCGGCGCGGTCGCCAGCCTCGATGTCCTGGTCGGGCATGAGGGCGCGCGCGACGCCGTCATGGCCGCGCTCAGGCTGCCCGCGCCGCTCGGCAAGCTGCTGGTGCAGTACATCGCCCTGTTCCGCCCGGCCAGCCGCAACCTCTCGATGGATCGCCTGGCCAGCCTGCTCGCCGAGCTGCAGCCGATGATCGACGCCGCGCGCATCGAGCGCAACGGCCGCACCTGGAGCGCCCCGCAGGACTACTGGAAGCTGGCGCTGGAAGACATGATCGCCAAGCGCGACAAGCTCACCCTGCCGCTCAAGAGCCACGGCTACCTGCTGGAGATTATCTGCGGCTACGGCCTCAAGGCCGAGGCCAGGGACGAGCAGCAGCGCGAAAACCAGCGCGGCGGCCGCACGCCGGTGGGAGAAATACCCGCCCACAAGCCAGCGCCGCAGGAACCCCCCAAGCCGCGCACCGAAATGCCCGCACACGTCAAGGCAGTAATCAGGAAAGGAGGAACAAATGTCAGCTAGTCCCAAAGCAATCGTTTTAACGGTGCTCTCGCACCACATCGGCAAGGGCAACGGCATCGGCATGCGCCAGCTGGAGCAGCAGCTCGACATGTACGCCCGCGCGATCCGCACCCACATCAGCGATCTGCGCGAGGATGGCCACGCCATCTGCGGCACCCCCAAGGATGGCTACTACATCGCCGCCACGGCCGAGGAGCTGAATCAAACCTGCGAGTTCCTGGAGAACCGCGCCATTCACAGCCTGCGGCTGCTGTCGCGCCTGAGAAAAATACCGCTGCCCGATCTGCTCGGGCAGCTTCATGTACCAACTTAACCAGGAGAAAAGAGATGGCTTACCAATTACTGACTGTGCCGGTTGTAAGGTTCATCATCTGCGATGACGATGAGGGGATGCATGAACCGGACAATCCAGTCAGCTTTGAATCTGCGGACGAGATGCTGCGCAACCTGCGGGAACAGAACCCGGAGGTCAATTACACAATGATTGCCGAGATCGATGCATAGCTGAATTAACACCAAACGAAAGGAATTAACGTGGCACCAAAGACAAGACTCAAAGCCAAGGCACAGACCGCCGTCCCGCAAACCCGCGACGAGGCCGCCGCCGATATCCGCCAGATCGGCGACCTGCAACGCCAGCTCGCGCGCAGCAGCGCCGAGATGAACGACGCCATCGCGGGCATCACGGCGAAATACCAGCCCGTGCTCGACGCCATCGCCGACCGGATCAAGCCGCTGCAGGAAGGCGTCCAGGCCTACTGCGAAGCGCACCGCACCGAACTCACCGGAGAAGGCAAGACCAAGACCGCCAACCTCGTCACCGGCGAAGTCCAGTGGCGGCAGCGCCCGCCCAGCGTCAGCGTGCGCGGCGCGGACTCGGTCATCGCGGCGCTCAAGGGCTTCGGCCTGACCCGCTTCGTGCGCACCAAGGAAGAGATCAACAAGGAAGCCATCCTCAACGAGCCGGAAGCCGTCAAGGGCGTGGCCGGCATCACCGTGGTGAAGGGCGTCGAGGACTTCGTGATTACGCCGTTTGAGCAGGAGGTGGCGGCGTGAGAACAAAAAAACAAATGGCCGCTGGGCAGCGCCGCACGCTGAAGTCGATAAAAGCAAAGCTGATTGACATGGCTTGCGAGTGGGACGGTATAGACCAGTGCGGCATGAATTTCCTCAATGAGCTGGCAGAGAAGGTGCAGGAAACATCTGATTTGCTAATTGAAGATAAAGAGGTGGCTGCGTGAAAGCCATCAGCATCCGCCAGCCCTGGGCATGGCTGATCGTCCACGGCGGAAAGGATATCGAGAACCGCACCTGGCAAACGAAATTCCGGGGGCGGTTGCTGGTGCATGCTGCCAGTGGCATGTCGGTAGCTGAATACGAAGCTGCGCGCATCATCGCAGATACCAACAACGCCTACATGCCAGATTACGAGAACCTGAAACGCGGCGGAATCATCGGCTCGGTAGAGATAGTCGACTGCGTTACCGAATCAGGCTCGCCCTGGTTCTTCGGCCCGTTCGGATTCGTGCTGCGCGATCCGAATCCGCTGCCGTTCATCCCACTCAAGGGCGCGTTGGGTCTTTTTATCGTGAAGGAAGAGCCTCTGGAAATCCCGCAGTTCCTGCGGAAGCACGCGGACTAGCAACCATGCCCAAACCCTACCCCGCCGACCAGCGCCGCCGCGATCTCGCCGCCATCCATGCGGCGAAGCGCGACCTGAACATGGACGATGACGCCTACCGCGACATCCTCTGGTCGGTGGCGCGCGTGCGCTCGGCTGGCGATCTCGACCAGGCCGGGCGCAGCAAGCTGCTCGACCACTTCCGCGCCTGCGGCTGGAAGCCTGCGCCCAAGGTCAACGAATGGGCCTTTATCGACAAGGCCGCAGTCGACAACCAGCCGCTGCTGCGCAAGATATGCGCAGTGTGCCGCAGCATGGGCGTGGGCAAGGCCTACGCCGAGGGCGCGGCCAAGCGCCAGCACGGCATCACACGCCGTTTGGAAATGATGAGCCAGGGCGAACTCTGGCTGCTGGCCGGCGTGCTGGAGCGCACACGGCAACACAAGCAGGAGCAAGGAAAATGACCACCGGGGAAATTGTCGCCATCGCGTTCTGTGCTGGCTGGCTTGTCGGCTGGCTGCTCAACCGCAAGCCTCATCAGATCGAGGCGAACCTGGTCATCGACGAAAAGATGCTGGAGCAGATCAATACTGCATCGGTCAACGCCTGGCTCGACAAGCGCGGCATGACATGGATGCCCAAGGGCGCGGTGTATGACCCGAATCGGAGCGTTAAAAAATGAACGCCGTAACGCCCGTCAACCTGCTGGAAATCATCGAGGTCATCGGCGAGGCCGCCGCGCTCAAGCTGGTGGAGGAATTCGGCGGGCAACGTATCCGCATCCCAGCTCTGAGCAATGCCACCGAGGATCATCCGCTGGCGCAATGCATCGGACAGGATGCGCTCCGCCGCCTGATCGGGCTGGACGGCGGCCGCTGGATGTATGTGGCCAAGTGCGCACGCGGCCTGCGCGAGCAGCGCGACCGCGAGATCGTGCGGCTCTACGGCCCGCCAAACGACGTTCCGGTGAACGAGCTGGCGCGCCAATACAATCTGAGCTACCGACGCATCGAACAGATCCTCGGCTGTACGGTTGTGGATGACAGGCAGGTCAGCCTGTTTTAGAGTGGCGTAGTTTTTAACGAAGGGAGAGCAGCATGAAAAAGCTATTTTTAGCAGCGCTAACCGGGTTAATCCTGATTGGCTGCGGCAGCAAAGAGCCACCGCCGAAGGATATGCCTATCGAGCAAAAGTTCATTGCGGTAAGCTCCGGCCATTATGTGCCTGCAGAGGATTCCTCTGTGTTGCGAGCAAGGGAGCTGATTGATCGTGCCGCAAAATCATACGGCATGCCCAAAGAGCTGGTCGCCGATCAGGCCTACGCTACATCCAAGATTGGCAAAGAAAGCGGCGTTGATGTATCGGCGATGGAAGTACTGGAAGGCGCTACTCTAGCCTTCGTAGACAATTCCGGCATGGAGTTCTCAAAAAACTGCGCAGCATATTTAGCCCTGAGAAAATCCGGGATGCCGCATGCTGAAGCAATGATTGGATTGAAAGGGATGATTACCAGTGTGGTTAACCTGGGCAGTACATCACGCAGGTAAATTCCAGTCCGAGCCCTTAATTAGCCAAGCCCCGCCCCGCGCGGGGCTTTTCATTTCAGCACCGAAGCCTTTCGGTATCGCCCCTCCCCCGCGCGCGCGCGATGATGCGCGGCATGGCACGAAAAATAGACCTCATCATCATCCACTGTTCGGATTCGCCGAACGGCAGGACGCTATTCACCGGCAAGCTCGGCGACAAGAACTTCTGCACGCCGGTTCAGGAGATCGATCGCTGGCACGCGCAGCGCGGATTCAAGCGTCAGCCGCAGTGGCGCGCCAAGCAGAATCCTGGCCTATCAAGCATCGGCTACCACTTCGTGATCTACACGCGCGGCGCGGTGGCTACGGGCCGCCACATGGACGAGGTTGGCGCGCATTGCCAGGGCTATAACGCCGCCAGCCTCGGCATCTGCCTGGTCGGCTGCGACAAGTTCACTCGCGCACAGTGGGACTCGCTGCGCGACCTGCTGTGCGGCCTCGCTAAATCGCTGGAGCAGCAGAAGCCCAATCCGCCCAGGCGATTCAACAACCCATCGCCAGCCGAGGCGCTGGCGATCTTCGCGCAGCTAGGCGTGCGCGTGGTTGGGCATCGCGAGATCAACCCGGACAAGACCTGCCCGAATTTTAACGTCGCGGACTGGCTGGAAAGCGCCATGAAGACGCCCGCCGGGCAAATCTTGATCGACCCAGCCGAAGGAGAAACTGCCTGATGGACCCCGTCACCCTAGCCCTCTCGCTGGCGCAGTTCGCGCCGTCCCTGTTGCGCTACTTCGGCGTCGGAGAAAAGCCCGTCGCCATCGCCGAGAAAGTGATCGGCATCGCACAGACCGTCACCGGCAAGGAAAACGCCCAGGCCGCGCTGACCGCGCTGCAGGCCGACCCGAAGCTGGCGCAGGAATTCAACCTCGCCGTGTTGAGGGCGGATACCGAGCTGGAGCAGGCCTACCTCGCCGACCGCAAGGATGCGCGCGCCCGCGACGTGGCGCTGCACCAGGCCGGCTTCGCCAATCGCCGCGCAGACCTGATGGTGATCGCCGACGTGATCGGGTTGATCGCCTGCCTGGTGGTGCTGGCGCTGTTCCGCAAGGAGATCCCGGCCGAGGTGGTGACGCTGCTGTCCACCATCGCCAGCCTGTTCGGCCTGTGCCTGCGCGATGCGCACCAGTTCGAGTTCGGCAGCTCGCGCGGATCGCGCGAAAAGGACGTGATTCTGGGTAAGGCGGAGCGTGGTTGATCAGTTCGATCGCGCCCAGGAACTGGAGCAGCGGCACCGCGACGAGGCGCTGAAAGCGCAGCGATCCCGTCCGGAAATGCCGTTCAGGGGCAAGTGCTACAACTGCCATGCGCCGATCAAGCGCGGGTGCTTTTGTGACACGGACTGCAGGGACGATTACGAGAAAAGAACAAGGGGGCGTTAAATGGATTTGGAGCTGGCGAAGTTTTTGTTTCAGGTGCTGACGTTTCTAATGACCGGCGGCATCGGCATCTACGTGTACCTGTCCAACAAGGACAAGGTCACGAACGACCGGATCGGCAAGCTGGAAGACGATCTTGACGCGAAGCTGGACGGCCACGCCGAGCGCATCGCCACGCTGGAAAGCAGCGCGATCAAGCACAAGGATTTATCCGAGCTGCACGAGAAGATCAACAACGTCAGCGGCGACATGAAAACGCTGGCCGGAGAATTCACCGGCGTGCGCAACCTGCTGATGATGCTCAACGAGTACATGGTCAAGGGGGGCAAATGAGCTACGCAGACACCATAGCGAAGGCTCGCCGCCTCGCCATCCTGCAGGCGCTGTACTTCGCCCCGGCCTACACGCTGAACCGTGCCGCACTGCGCGAGCAGGTCGAACGCACCGGATACGTGATGAGCGCCGACTTGGCCGCGAACGAGTGTGCATGGCTGGCCGAGATGGGGCTGATCGAGCAGCTTGAACTGGAGGCCGTGCGCCTCACCGAACGCGGCGAGGATGTGGCGTGGGGCCGCAGCCAGACGCCGGGAGTGCGCAGACCGTCTCCTGGAGAAACCAATGGCCCACGGTGAAGATACCCGCCGCGCCGTTCGCGCGGCTTACGTTTTCGACCAGCTCGGGCTGGAGGTCGCGGCAGCCAAGCACGGCGTACCGCACGCCACCGCGCGCAACTGGAAGCGCCAGGGCAAGGAACTCGGCGACGATTGGGACAAGGCGCGCGCCGCACAGATGATCGCGGGCGGCGGCATCGAGGATGTGGTGCGGCAGACGCTCGGCGTGGTGGTGCAGCAAGTGCAGGCCACGGTGCAGGCAATCCAGGACAACCCGGACATGCCGCCCGCCACCAAGGTGGACATGCTGGCCAGCCTGGCCGACGCCTACAACAAGCTGATCTCGGCCAGCAAGCGCCTGATGCCGGAGACGGACAAGCTGGCGGTGGCGACGGATGTCGTTAAACGGCTGGCCGATTTTACGCGCACGCGGCATCCCAAGCATGCCGCCGCGCTGCTGGAAGTGCTGGAGCCGTTCGGCGAGGAGCTGGCGAAGGCTTTTGGTTAAATCGCAAGGAGAGAAGTAATGAGCGAAAAACAGATCGAACAGGAAATCCAAAGCAAGGGTTTAAACGCGCCTCGTCTCACCCCGGATAAAATCGACTCCGTGATTGTGGGCGAGGATTATCACGTCTTCCCAGGCACAACGCTGACCGTGTGCTGCCTGAAGCTGCGCAACGGCTTTACCGTGACCGGAGAAAGCGCAGCGGCCAGCCCGGAGAATTTCGATATTGAGCTGGGCAGGAAGATCGCTCGGAGTAACGCTCGCGACAAGATTTGGGCACTTGAAGGGTATCTGCTGCGCGAGCAGCTTGCGCATGGCTAACGCCACCTCACGCCGCGCCTTCCTCGAAGAGATCGGCAAGCTCGCCCAGGAGTTCCGCCTGCAGATCGAGGCGGAGGTGGACGGCTTCGACCCCGATCCGGCGGCGAGCGTGGCGCGGCGCAAGCAGGCGCAGGGCGACCTGCGTTATTTCTCCAGGACATATTTCCCCCACTACATCAAGCACGCCGAGGCGGAGCTGCACACCTACCTGTTCGACCGGCTACCTGAGATCGTAGACAACGGCGAGGGCGATCACGAAGCCATCGCCGCTCCGCGCGGCAATGCGAAGTCCACCATCGTTACGCAGATATTCGCGCTGTGGTGCATCGTCACCGGGCGCAAGCATTACCCGATCATCGTCATGGACGCGCTCGATCAGGCGGCGACGATGCTGGAAGCGATCAAGGCCGAGCTGGCGTTCAACCCGCGCCTGGCGATGGACTTCCCCGAGGCCTGCGGCCAAGGCCGCGTGTGGCAGGTCGGCACGATCATCACGGCCAACGACGCCAAGGTGCAGGCATTCGGCTCTGGCAAGCGCATGCGCGGCCTGCGCCACGGGCCGCATCGGCCTGACCTGGTAATCGGCGATGATCTGGAGAACGACGAGAACGTGCGCAGCCCAGAGCAGCGCGACAAGCTGGAGAACTGGCTGAAAAAAACCGTACTCTCCCTGGGCGCAGCTGACGATTCGATGGACGTGATCGTGATCGGCACCATCCTGCACTACGACTCGGTGCTGTCGCGCCTGCTGAAGAACCCGCTGTGGACATCGAAGAAGTTCAAGAGCGTCGAGCGCTGGCCGGACAACATGCACCTGTGGGACAAGTGGGAAGAGGCGCTGTTAAATCTCGGCCCCGAGGTGGCGCTGGCGTTCTACACCGAGCACAAGCTGGAGATGGAAGCCGGCGCCGTGGTGTGCTGGCCGGAAGGCCAGCCGCTCTACAAGCTGATGGTGAAGCGCGCCCGCGATGGCCGCGCCGCCTTTGACAGCGAACAGCAGAACGACCCGGTGAGCGGCGACGATGCGCCGTTCGCCAACAGCATCCAGTTCTGGGTGAACCGCCTGCGCGAGTGGGTGTTTTACGGTGCATGCGACCCCAGCCTGGGCAAGGCCGGGGCCAGCCGCGACCCCTCCGCCCTCGGCATCGGCGGCTACAACCGCCACACCGGCATCCTGGACGTGGTCGAGGCCGCGATCAAGAAGCGCCTGCCGGACAAGATCATCGAGGACATCATCGCCATGCAGGCGGAATACCGCTGCGTTCTGTGGGTGATCGAGACCGTGCAGTTCCAGGAGTTCCTGCGCACCGAGCTGGTGAAGCGCAGCGCCGCGCGCGGCATCCCGGTACCGGCCCGCGCCGTTCAGCCGCACACCGACAAGCTGCTGCGCATCGAGACGCTGCAGCCGCACATGGCAAACGGCCTGATCCGCCTGCACCCCAGCCAGACCACGCTGATCGATCAGTTCCGCCACTTCCCCAAGGCCGACCACGACGACGGCCCGGACATGGTGCATATGCTGTGGATGGCGGCGGTGAGCGGCGGCGCAAAGATCGAATACCAGGGCGCGCGCGGACGCGGCGACGAACGAGACAGAGGAGCATGGTAATGGCCAGAATACTAGACCAACACGGCAACCCGATTGAGATCGGGAAGCTGCGGGAGAGCCAGACCGCCAAGGTCGGCAGCCTGCATGGCACTTTCGCCGGGCATCCGAGCCGGGGTTTAACGCCTCCCCGGCTGGCACGCATCCTGGAATCAGCCGAGCAAGGTGACGTCATTGCGCAGCACGATCTCTTCCTGGACATGGAGGAAAAGGACGGGCATATTTTCGCCGAGATGAGCAAGCGCAAGCGCGCGCTGCTGACGCTGGACTGGAGCATCGAGCCACCGCGCAATGCCTCGGCGGCAGAAAAGAAGCAGGCCGCATACGCCGAGGAAGTCATCCGCGACCTGGACAACCTGGAAGACCTGCTGCTGGATATGCTCGATGCGATCGGCCACGGCTTCTCTTGCCAGGAGATCGAGTGGGAGCTGCTGGGCAGCGAGTGGCTGCCCAAGAGTTTTTCTCACCGCCCCCAAAGCTGGTTCCAGACCGACCGCGCGACGCGCACGCAGATCCTCCTGCGCGACAACTCGCTGGACGGCGCGGAGCTAACCCCGTTCGGCTGGGTGGCCCACATCCACCGCGCCAAGAGCGGTTACCTGTCGCGATCCGGACTGCACCGCGTGCTCGCATGGCCGTTCCTGTTCAAGAATTTCAGCGTGCGCGACCTCGCCGAGTTCCTGGAAATCTACGGCCTGCCGCTGCGGCTCGGCACTTATCCATCCGGCGCGAGCGACGATGAAAAAGCCACGCTGCTGCGCGCCGTGCTGAGCATCGGGCACGATGCAGCCGGCATCGTGCCGGAAGGGATGATGATCGACTTCAAGGAAGCGGCCAAGGGCGCCAGCGACCCGTTCCAGTTCATGATCGAATGGTGCGAGCGCACACAGAGCAAGGCCATCCTCGGCGGCACGCTCACCAGCCAGGCGGACGGCAAGAGCAGCACCAATGCGCTCGGAAACGTGCACAACGAGGTTCGCCACGATCTGCTCGAAGCCGATGCCAAGCAGGTCGGCAGCACGCTGACGCGCGACCTGGTGTATTCGATCATCACGCTCAACAAGGGCGGCATTGCCGATCGGCGGCGCATGCCTCGCTTCCGGTTCGATACGGTCGAGCCGGAGGATATCAAGACGATCAGCGAGTCGCTGCCGGGGCTGGTCGATGTCGGCGTGCGCATCCCGGTGAGTTGGGCCAACGAGCGGCTGTGCATCCCGATCCCCGGCAAGGGCGAGCCCGTGCTGTCCCGCCAGAAGCCCGAGACGCCGCCACCCTCAATCGCGGCCGCTACCGCCGCGCTGCCTGCTGCGACCGCAACCGAAGAGCCGGACGAGTTCGACATGTTCGCCGAAGATCTCGCCGGCGACTGGGAGCGCGTCACCGACCCGCTGATCGCGCCCATCGCGGCGCTGGCCGCCGAGGTGGACAGCTTCGAGGCATTCCAGGCCAGGCTGCCGGAGCTGATCCAGGGCATGGATGCAGGCAAGCTGGCCGAGGCGCTGGCGCAGGGGCAGTTTGCCGCAAGGCTCTGGGGCAGGCTGAATGGCCCCGGCAATTAAGCTCGCCGCCCTTCCGCCGGAAGAAGCGATCGCCTTCTTCCGCCAGAAGGGCTACAAGATCGGGTTCGACTGGCGCGACGTCTGGCAGCAGGAACACCAGGCCGCATTCACCGTGGCCAAGGCGATGCAGCTCGACATCCTGCGCGACATCCGCGCGGCCGTCGATTCGGCGCTGGCCGACGGCACCGCCTTCGCCGACTTTCGCAAGAACCTCAAGCCGCTCCTGGTGCAGAAGGGATGGTGGGGGCGCGCCGACATGCCCGACCCGATCACCGGAGAGATCAAGAATGTTCAGCTCGGCAGCACGCGGCGGCTCAAGGTCATCTACGACACCAACCTGCGCACCGCGCACAGCGAAGGCCAGTGGGAGCGCATCCAGGCGAGCAAGGACGCGTTCCCCTACCTGCAATACGACGGCAACAACAGCGAGCATCCGCGCCTGCAGCACGCGGCATGGGACGGCATGGTGCTGCCGGTGGGCGATCCGTTCTGGCCGGCGCATATGCCCGTAAAGGAATTTGGCTGCAAGTGCCGCGTGATCCAGATGACCGGCAGCATGCTGGAGCGGCGCGGCCTGACGGTGAGCGATTCTCCCAAGGTGCCGGAATACACCTACGTCAACCAGCGCACCGGCGAAGTTCAGCAGATCCCGCAGGGCGTGCATCCCGCGTTCCACTACCCGCCTGGCGGCCGTCTGGCCAACCTGCCGAGGATCATCACCGAGAAGCTGGATGCGGCGGATGTGCCGCTGGCCGCTGGCGTGCTCAAGGGATTCGTCTCCGGTGAAGCCTTCGCACGCTTCTATGCAAGCCCGGATGGAGTGTTCCCGATCGGCGTGCTGTCCGACGCCGACACGGCCGCGATCGGCGCGAAGACGCACACGGTTCGGTTGTCGGCAGAGACGATGCGCAAGCAGCTCGATGTTCACCCGGAGCTGACGCTGGAGGAGTATGCCTTCGTGCAGCAGGCCATCGAGCGCGGTGTGCGCATCCAGGACAGCGACAGCTCGCTGATCTACTTGCTCGAACTGGACGGGTACGTGACGGTGGTCAAGACGACCGGAACCGGGAAAGCGGTGTTCATGACCAGCTTCAGGCGATTGTCGGGCAACCAGGTGAAGCGTGACGAGGAAATTCGGAGACTGCTGCGAAAGGGGGAGAAATGATCGCGGGTGGTGAGGCCCCCCATTCCGGTTTCCCGGCAACCTCACATAGCACTCCGGCATTGCTGCCGTGTTACGGCCGGGGGAATATCACCGTGTCGCACCCGCTTGCGGCAAGTATATTCCCACTTATGGGCAGGGGCAAGGGAGGTCACCCCCAAGTAGTGTCTCAGTTTGGAATCTATGTAGTCGTCGCGGAAGCCTCGACCCAACGCATATAGCTTAGGCAGAGAAATGGAGCGGATACGCACAGCCGATTGGCGGCTGTCAACGTCGCAAAGCCGCTTTGGTAGACGGGTAACGTTCCCGCATACCAACGTAGATTCCAAACTGAGACACTACCCACCCCCAGGCCGGATTTTCCGGTTTTTGAAAAAACCGCCCCTGTGGCGTTTTTCCACCCCAAGACCGTCCCGATATAGCCAAAAATCCCCTTCGCGGTTTTTAACGGGGGTTTAACGGCCTTGTTGGGCATTTTTTCGGATGGGTTCGGGTGCGGGTTTTACCGTAGTCGGGAATTTTGCATTTTTCCGGGAGGTCTGATGGAACTCCTAGTCATTCCACTAGGTTGAAAAAAAACTTCAACCAAGTGGCTGGTTATGTTAGGGTAAAAAAGTCCTCGCGCAACCCGCCCTCCGGTAGCACCGAAACCCTTCGGTATCGCAACCTCCTCTCCGCCATCCCAGAATGGCGGCATGGCAACTCAATCCACTAAGACCAAACAGATCGGCGTCGGCGTCGCCGCGTGTTCGCTGTCGCTGAACGCCGACGGCGAGCTGCAGCTCACCCCGGCCGGTTCGTTCCGTGGCATCGATGGCCGTCCGGCTGAAGTGCCCGCCTGGAACATCGATGCCGGGATCGCGGCCAACGTGATCGCGTTCAACTCGTCGCGCGCCATCGACTTGGTCATCGACTACGAGCACCAGACCCTGCACAAGGAAAAGAACGGTCAGCCTGCGCCGGCCGCCGGGTGGTTCAAGGGTTCCGATCTGGCGTACCGCGAGAACGAAGGGCTGTTCGCGCGTGCCGAGCTGACACAGCGCGCCAAAGACTACATCGCCGCCGGCGAATACAAGTATCTCTCCCCGGTCTTCTTTTACGACAAGAAGACCGGCAACGTCCTGGGCATCCATTCTGCCGCTCTGACCAACACCCCGAACATCGATGGCATGGCGGAAGTCGCCATCGCTGCCGCCAGCGCCGAGCTGGCTCAATTCGTAACACCCAACTCACAGGAGATCACGATGGATATCGAAGAATTGCTGGAGCAGCTGCGTTGGCTGCTCAACCTGCCGACGCTGGCCACCAAGGAAGACATCCTGGCTGAGCTGCAAAAGGCCGTGGCCGCGATCAAGGCGTCCAACCCGACCGAGACTGCCGCCGCCAGCTTTAGCATCGCCGGCCTCGTGGCCGGACTCAATGCCAACGTCGCCGCCCTCTCCGCCGCCACGCCCGACCCGTCCAAGTTTGCGCCGGTCGAAACCATGCAGGCGCTGCAGGCCGAGCTGTCCACCCTCAAGGCTGCCAACCAGCAGCGCGAGGTGGATGGCGTGGTCGTGGCCGCGCTTTCCCAGGGCAAGCTGCTGCCCGCCCAGGAGAAGTGGGCGCGCGAACTCGGCATGAGCAACATCGCCGCGCTCAACCAGTACCTGGAGACCGCGCAGCCGATCGAAGCGCTGACCGGTACGCAGACCGGCGGCAAGAAGCCGGGTGGCGACGAGGGCGTCCAGAAGCTGGGCGAAGCCGAGCTGGCGATGTGCAGCCAGATGGGCACCGATCCGGAAGCCTTCCTGAAAACCAAGCTGGCTGACGCGCAAGCGTAACCGGCATCCATCAACCAACTGGAGAACGACATGGGATTAACCGCTGATCGCAATACACAAATGAAAGATGCTGAACTGATTTCGGTGCCGATGGCAGCCGCTAAGGTGTTCGCCGGCAGCCTAGTGGCTGCCAACGCATCTGGGTACGCCACGCCGGGCGCTGCATCCGGTACGTTGACCTACCTCGGACGCGCCGAGGAGACAGTCGACAACTCGGCCGGCAACGCCGGAGACAAGTCGGTGCTGGTTCGCCGTGGCAAGGCGTTCAAGTGGGGCAACTACGCATCGGATGCCGTCACCCAGGCATCGATGGGCAAACCCTGTTTTATCTACGACGACGCCCAGGTGGCGCTGACCAGCAACAACGGCGCGCGCTCCGTGGCAGGCATCGTGGTCGGCGTGGATACCGACGGTGTGTGGGTGGCCGAGGCCGCACCCAAGGGCGCACTGGCAGCAGAAGCTGACTTGACCGGCACGCTCACCGGCACCGCGAACGGCTCGATGGCCGACATCGCCGCAACAGCGGCCGCGTGCGCAGGCGGAGCAACCCCGTCTGCGGCGGAAGTCGATGCTGCCATCGCCACGGCGGTGGCCACCATCGTCAGCGGCGTGAACGAGCAGAACAAGGAGCTGTTGACCAAAATCAACAGCCTGCTCGCCAAGCTGCGGACGGCTGGAATCCTCACCGCCTAAACCGCCGCATATCCGTTAATTCGATAGGAGAATCACATGAAACTCGTTAAAACTTTCGTCTGGATGATCGGCCTCTTCGCGCTGGTCTCCATCGTCCTGATGTCCGCCCTGCAGCCTGCTGCAGTCGGTCACGGCCTGTCGCCTGATGGCATCGGCATCGCCCTGGGCGGCATGCTGGTCAACAAGGACACGCTGGCCAACCTGTTCACCAGCCTCAAGACCATCTTCAATAACGCCTTCTCCGCCGCACCTACGGTGTGGCAGAAGATCGCCATGAAGGTGCCCAGCACCACCGGCCAGAACGATTACGCCTGGCTGTCCAAGTTCCCGAAGATGGCGAAGTGGATCGGCGACAAGAACGTGAAGGCGCTGGAAGCGTCGAAATACACCATCAAGAACGACGACTTCGAGGCCACGGTCGAGGTGGATCGCAACGACATCGATGACGACAACCTGGGCATCTACGCGCCGCAGGCGCAGATGGCCGGCGAGTCTTCCGCGCAGTTGCCGGATGAGATCGTCATGGAGTTGGTGAACAACGCCTTCACCGCCGAATGCTTCGATGGCCAGTACTTCTGCGACACCGACCACGTCGTCAAGGGCGCATCGGTTTCAAATAAGGGTGTCGTGGCGCTCTCCTGCGCAACGCTGGCAGCTGCACAGGCCAGCCTCGGCGTAGCCCGGACCGCCATGAAGAAGTTCAAGGACGACGAAGGCCGCCCATTGAACATCAGGCCGACCGTGCTGCTGGTTCCGCCCGCACTGGAGGAAATCGCCCTGGTGCTGGCCAACAACGAACGCCTGGAAGACGGCAAGCAGAACCCCTACAAGGGCACTATCGAGGTGGTGTGCGACGCTCGCCTGACCAGCGACACCGCATGGTTCCTGCTGGACACCACCAAGGCGATCAAGCCGTTCATCTACCAGGAGCGCAAGGCGCCGGTGTTCGTCGAACAGACCGACACCAGCAGCGACAACGTGTTCATGCGCAAGAGGTTCCGCTACGGCGCGGAAGCGCGTGCGGCCGGCGGCTACGGCTTCTGGCAGCTCTGCTACGGCTCGACCGGCGCCGGCGCGTAAGGAATACACCCCGCGAGCACCACGCTAACCGCCCAGCCTTGAGTGCTGGGCGGGACGACCAGAAAGACTATCAAGGAGGCAGATGATGTCGGGCAAGAACAAACCTAAAGCAGGCGGTACCGCGAAAGCGGGTGATGCTGATACCGCTGCCGCAAAGGCAGCTGCTACAGAGGCAGCGAAGAAAGCCGCCGAGGAAGCTGCTGCAGCTGAAGCCGCAAAGAAAGCCGCAGAGGAAGCTGCTGCAGCTAAAGCTGCTGCTGCATCCGGTGCGTCATCCAATAATCCAGGCACCGTTAAAAAGGTCAACGCTCTGCGCGTGACCAGCAAACGCGACGGCTTCCGCCGCGCGGGCCGCGCCTGGAGCAAGGAAGCGACCGTAGTCTCGATGGCTGAGCTGAGCGAAGAACAGATCGAGCAGATCAAGGGCGAGCCGATGCTGGATGTCGCCGAGATCGAGATCGACGCGCCGGCTGCTGAGTAATGACCTACGCCACCGCCACCAACCTGCTGGATCAGTTCGATGCCGAGGAGATCGCGCAGCGTTCTGACCGCAGCATGCCGCGCCTGGTTTCGGCGGCGATGCTGAAGACGGCGGCGGCTGGTGGCTCCATGAGCGGGTACACGACCGACGAACAGGCGGCCACGACAGTGTCGCTGGCGCTGATCAACCAGAAGCTGCTCGATGCGGACAGCATCATCAACGGCCATCTGGCTACCCGCTACCAGGTTCCGCTGACCACCGTGCCGCGCCTGATCGTGACGGCGGCCTGCGATCTCGCGCGCTATGCGCTGTATGACGATATCGCCACGGAACAGATCACGCAGCGCTACAAGGACGCCATCAAGCTCCTGGAAGCGATCGGCGCGGGCAAAGTCAGCCTGGGCATCGACACCCAGGGCAACAAGCCGAGCGGATCGGGCAGCGCGCAGGTCGTATCAGTTGGCAAAGTATTTACGCGTGACGGGAGTTTCCTGTGAGCGGCATCACCCTCCGCGCCGAGGTCGATGACAGCGGCATTCGCGCCAGGCTGACGACGCTGATCGCGCTTGGCAGGAACCCCGCCCCCGCGATGCGCGACATCGCCACGTATGGCGAGAGTTCCACACGCGAGCGGTTCAGGTTGCAGATTTCACCAGGCGGCGAGCGCTGGAAGCCCAGCCTGCGCGTGCAGCTTCGCGGCGGCAAGACGCTGACCAGGGATGGACACCTGTCAGGCTCCATCACAAGCCGCTCCAGCAGTAATTTTGCCGAGTGGGGCACAAACCGCATCTATGCGGCCATCCACCAGTTAGGCGGGACGATCAAGCCGAAGCACGCGACTTCGCTGCGCTTCAAGCTGGCTAGCGGCGCTTTCGTCAGCACAGATAAGGTCGAGATTCCCAAGCGGGAATACCTGGGCGTGAACGAAGAGAACGCGGCGGACATCATGGACATCCTCCAGGCACGCATCGAGGGGGTTCACTAAATGTTCAGCACGATGGAATCCGGGCTGGTCTCGATGGTCAAGCAGAGCGCGCTCGCGCAGAAGATCGCCAGGGTGGACACCCTGCCAGATCTCGACGGCGACAACCTGGTCAAGCGCTTGGCGGCGGATGCACCCGCCGTCTACGTGGTGGCCGGGCATCCGTACAAGGCCGAGTCTGGGACGCTGATCGTGCCGTTCGGGCTGGCCTGCGTGGCGCGCAACGCGCGCGGCCACGAAGATGCGCGGCGCGGCGACGGCAAGATCATCGGCCTGTACACGATGCTGGAAAGCGTGCTCGGCCTGGCGGAGAACGGCAAGGCCGGCGGTTACACCTGGCGCGTCGCCGGCGTGGACTTCATGAACGACGGGAAGCTGGTCGATGCGGGGCTGACGGTCGGCGTGGTGCGCATCGACACCTCCGCCGAAATGCCCGCCGGAATCGATGAGACGGCGCTGGCGGACTTCACGACGCTGCGCGCGGATTACGACTTGCCGCCGCACGAGACGGCGGCGGAACACGACAAGTGGTCGGGCGATACACAGGATTTCTCGACCAGCAAGCCGGAGCTACAAGACACCCAGCAACTTCAACAATAGGAGGCGATATGCAATTCGGACAACCCATCACCGCCAAGCCCGCCAAGGGCCTGCGCGTTCGCAAGGAAGACGGCACATTCTTGCCGGAGGGCGGCGACACCGTCACGCACAGCAGCTACTGGGCGCGGCGCGAGGCCGATGGCGACGTGACCTTGGGCGAGCTGCCCAAGGGCAAGAAGCAGGACGTGCAGTAACCGTTAAACAACCGAGGCATTTAACAGGAGATAGACATGCCGGACAACATTACTTTCATGACGATACCCGTGGATTGGCGCGATCCGGGCGCATTCATCGAGGTCGACCACACCCGCGCCGTGCGCGGCCTGCCGCAGCAGCGGCACAGTATCCTGATTCTCGGCCAGCGTCTTTCCACCGGCACGGTTGCCGCCGGCGTGCTGACCCGCGTCAGCCGCAAGGAAGACGGTGTGAACTACTTCGGGCGCGGATCGATGCTGGCGCAGCAGATCGCGGCGTCGCTCAGGGTCAATCCGTATACCGAGTATTACGCGCTGTCGCTCGACGACAACGGCGCGGGCGCAATGGCGTCCGGCAGCATCGCCTTTACAGGACCGGCCACCGAAAGTGGCACCCTGTACCTCTATATTGGCGGACGTCGCCTGACCGTCGGCGTCACGGCCGCGCAGACCGCTGCGCAGGTGGCCACCGCTGTCGCGGCGGCGATCACCGCCGATGCGGATGGCGCAGTGACCGCGAGCGCCAATGCCGGCACGGTGACCGTCACCAGCCGCCACAAGGGCGTCGAGGGCAACGATATCGATATCCGCCTCAACTACTACCAGGGCGAATTCATCCCGGCCGGGCTGGCCGCCGCGATCACCGCGATGTCTGGCGGCACCAGCAACCCGGACGTGTCTGCGGCCATCACAGCCATGAGCACGCTTTCTCCGTACACCATCCTGATGGGCTGGACGGATGCCGCCAACATGGCGCTGATGGAAAACGAGCTGCAAGCCCGCTGGGGCGGAATGAGCATGCGCGCCGGGCATGTGTTTGGCCATAAGAACGGCAGCTTCTCGGCACTATCAACCTACGGCAGCGCGCGCAACAGTGCGCACAGCACTGTCAGCGGCCTCTATAAGTCGCCGACGTTGCCCTGGGTGATTTCTGCGCAGTTCGGTGCGGCCTGCGAGCTCAGCGGCGCGATCGATCCTGCGGTCCCGTTCCGCTCGCTGGCGCTGCCTGATGTTGCGGCTCCGGCTGAAGCTGACAAGTTCACCGATACAGAGCGCAACAACTTGCTGCACGACGGCATCAGCACCATCGTGTTTGACCAGGCCGGAAATGCCAGCATTAGCCAGGTGGTGACGACCTACCAGACCAACACTTTCGGTATGGAAGACGAGAGCCTGCTCAAGCTCAACACCAAATGGACGGCGGACTACATGCGCTTCGCGTTCCGCAGCGACGTTCTAACAAACTTCCCGCGCCACAAGCTGGCGGGCGACGACGTGTTGGAACGTATCCAGCCTGGACAGGCGATCGCCACTCCGAAGCTGGTACGAAACGTCAACATCGGTACGGCGATGAAGCTGGAGAAGGTCGGCCTGCTGGAAGACCTCGACCAGTTCATTAAAGACCTGGTTGTGGTGCGCTCTGACGCAAACACGAGCCGGGTTAACGCGATTCTTCCGCCGAACCTCGTCAACCAGTTCGACATATTCGCGGCGGCTGTTCAATACATTCTGTAAAGGGAGATCGATATGGCACAAGTTTTCGGGCGCGCGTTCATCACCGTCGCGGGCAAGCGATTCAACACCAAGGAAGGCGCAAGCCTCAAGTTCGGCGGCGTCAGCCGCGAGGCTGTGATCGGCGATGGAGGGGTGGCCGGCCACCAGGAAAAGCTGGAAGCGCCACAGGTAGACTGCGCCATCATCCATACGGCCGACATCAGCCTCAAGGAGATCCAGGACATCAAGGATGCAACGATCAGCTTTGACACCGACAACGGCAAGAGCTTCGTGATCACCAACGCATTCAGCGGCCCGGTGCCAGAGCTATCGCGCGACGGCGTCAAGGCGACTTTTATCGGCGACCAATGCAAGGAGGCGTGATGCAGGCTCTCACCGGGAAATTCAAGAACGGCATGGTGATCGGCGAGACACGCTATACCGGATTCGAGATGCGCGAGGCGGATGTCGGCGACATGATGGATGCCGAGCTTGAGGCCGCCAAACAGGGAGGCGGTGTCGAGACGCCGGTCATCTTCAACGCGCAGATGATGCTGCGCCAGCTGGTGAAGGTGACGGCAACTGACGGCAAGGAATTCACCGGGCCGTTCACCACCAACATGCTGAAGAAGCTCAAGCCGGTCGACTACCGGTCTCTGCGGCAGAAACAGATGGAGCTCGATCTGCTGGGGGAAGCCGTATAGCGAGACTCAAAGGGGCGCTGGATGGCGTCCTGCTGCTCTCGCTTAAAACCGGCTGGTCGCGCCAGGAGATTCTGGGGTTGCCAGCCGCTGAGTTTAACCACTACCTGGAAATACTGACCAAGCCGACCAATGGGAACCCGTGATCTAACGCTATCGATGAAGCTCTACGCCGACACCGCCCGGTTTGTCTCCGGGCTGGTGAACGGCGAGCGCGGCGTGCGCAGTTTCACCGGCAACGTGAAGCGCGAGTTAGAGGCGCTTAAGGGAACCTTCAATACGGTCGAGGGCAAGCTGGCCTCGCTCGGCGTATCGGTGGGCGCGGTGGCGACCATCGCGCAGTCTGCCAGGATGGACAAGAGCCTGACGCAGATTGGCCAGACTGCCGGCGTATCACAGGCTGACGTAGCCAACCTGCGCAAGGAACTGTTCCGCATGAGCGGAGAGACCGGACAGCGCGTGGACGACCTGCAGCAAGGTTTTAACAATGCCGTGCAGGCCGGGCTGAATTTCCGGGAGGCGCTGCCGGTTATCGACGCCACCAACAAGGCGATGGCGGTAACCGCCGCGAATGCCGATAGCCTCACCGGCGCGCTTACCGTTGCCGGCACCTCGTTCGATTTTAACCTGGCCAAGCCGAAGATGGCCTCCGACATCCTGGACAAAATGGTCGTGGCGGGAAGGCTCGGTAATGCGGAGCTGGAAAGCCTGTCCAGCATCTTTGCGCGCATCGGCCCGAATGCGGCTGCGGCGGGCTTCGGCTTCGACAAGACGCTGGGGTTCATCGAGGGGCTTTCGCAGATCGAGCGCCAGCCGGAACGGCTGGCCACGCTGGCCGACAGTACCCTGCGCCTGTTCACCAACCTGCGCTACATGAAGGATGCGCAGGCAGCCACCGGCATCAAGTTCTTCGGCGCTGACGGAAAGCGCCGCGATCCGCTGGAAGTGCTGGCCGACATCAAGAAGCAATACGACAAGCTCGGCACCGAGAAAGACCGCGCGCTGTTCGTGCAGAAGGCATTTGGCAATGCCGACCTGGACACGATCAAGGGGATGCGCGTGCTGCTCTCCGGAGACATGCTCGGCAAGGTCAACCAGTTTGCCGCGCAGATATCCGGCGCGGGCGGCACGATCGCGCGCGACCTGCCGAAGGCGATCGACAACTCGGTCGACCAGGTCGGGCGTCTCAGAACCGCGCTGCGCGATGCGGCAGACGATTTCGCACGCCCCATCAATGAGGCCACTACGGGCCTCATCAAGTGGGGAATGGACAAGAAGGAAAACGGCGGACTCGGCCTCGATGGCAAGGACATGCTGCTCGGCGGCGCGGCGCTGACGCTGGGCACGCTGGGCGCGGCGCGCTACGGCGGAAAGGCGATCGGCGCACTGTCGAAACGGTTTGGCGGCACCGCAGCCGGCGTGGCGGAAGGCAAGGCGCTCGAAGCGGCCGCAGGCGTGACGCCGGTGTATGTCGTCAACATGCCTGGCGGCGGCATTCTGCCTGGCGTGGATGTCGGCGTGGGCAAGGGTGCCTTGACCAAGGGGGCAACGTCAGCCGGCAAGTTCCTGACCGGAGCCGCGCTGCTTGGCGGATCGAACCTGTCGGCGATCCGCATGATGGGCGCTGGCGCGATGGGTACGGCCGGTGGTGTGGCGGCTGGCTCTTTTGCCGGGGGGTACGCGCTCGGTCATACCGATCTCGGCGGGACGATTGCATTGCGGATAATGAAGTTCTTCGGCAGCAAGGATGCCGAGATGGCGCTCAACACCATGAAGTCGGAGAGCAAGCTGAACGGAGAGATCAGCATCAAGATCGACCAGGACGGCCGCGCATCGGCAAGCGTTAAAACCAGCCAGCCTGGCGTGCGGTTTAACGTCCACAACGGCAACTACATGGCGGCGGGAAACTAATGAGCTGGCGCGATCAATGGCAGAAGGCGAGCTTCCGGGGCGTCGAGTTCCGCTTCCGCTCGGCATCGGCCGTGCTCGGCCGGCGCAACGTGGTGCACAGCTATCCAGGGCGCGACGATCCCTATGTCGAGGATATGGGGCGCAAGGCGCGCGAATTCACCATCGAGGCCTTTGTTCATGGCGACGGTTACATCGCCTGGCGCGACCGGCTGGAGGCTGCGTGCGAGCAGCCCGGCCCAGGCGAACTGGTGCACCCGACGCGCGGTCGCATGCAGGTGGCGGTGCAGGATTGCCGCCCCACGGAAAATATCGACGCCGGCGGTCTGGCCAGTTACTCGCTGACCTTCATCGAGGCGGGCGCAAACCGCTTCCCTGCGGTGCGCGTGGACACTTCGTCGCGTGTGTTCGGTGTGGCCGATTCGGCCCTGTCCGCAGTGCGCGGCGATTTTTCGCAGCGCTTCAAGGTGTCCGGCTTCCCGGCCTTCGTCGGCACGGCCGCGCTGGCCAACGTGAATGCCGCGCTCTCGGCAATTCGCGGCTCGATCCAGTCGTATGTGCCGGACATGAACATCCTGCCCTCGTTCACGTTTGAGCTGGAGCGCATGATCAACTCGGCAGAGTCGCTGATCGGCATGCCGGACGATCTGGCCAGCCGCTTCGGCATCCAGATCGGCGCGCTCAACGGGCTGCTCTCTCCGGGCCCCGCGCGCTCGGCCTCGGCTTCGCTGTCGAATTTCGGCGCGACGTTGCCTGCGGTTCCTGCCACCACGCCATCGCGCGTGCAGCAGGGCGCCAACCAGGCCGCCGTGGTCAACCTGGTGCAGCGCACCGCGCTGGTGGAGTCGGCGCGCGCGGCCAGCCAGGTGGATTTCGCCACCCGCGATGAAGCGATCGCCGTGCGCGACCAGTTGGCCGATGCGCTCGCCGCGCAGGCCGAGACGGCACCGGATGGCGTGTATGTCGCGTTCACCGACCTGCGCGTCGCGGTGGTCAAGGATATAGGTGCGCGCAGCGTCAACCTGCCCGGCCTGATCGGGTACACGCCGCGCGCCACGCAGCCCGCGATCGTGCTGGCCTACCGGCTCTACGGAGACCCGTCGCGCGACGCCGAGATCGTGGCGCGCAACGGCGTGCGCCATCCGGGATTCGTGCCGGGCGGGCAGGCGCTGGAGGTGCTGACCGATGGTTGAGATCAAGATCGGCAGCCTGGTATATGGCGGGTGGAAATCCGCGCGCATCGAGCGCGGTATCGAGCAGATCGCCGGCAGCTTCGAGCTGGGCGTTTCGGAACGCTGGCCGGGGCAGGATACGCCTCGCCAGATCAGGCGCGGAGAGGCATGCAGCGTGCTCGCCGACGGCGAGACCGTAATCACCGGATGGGTGGACGATGTGCGCCCATCCTACACCGGCGACACGCACGAATTTCAGGTGAACGGCCGCGATGCGACGGGCGACCTGGTGGACTGTGCGGCGGTCCACAAATCCGGCCAGTGGGCCAACGCCATGCTGGACAGGATCGTGCGCGACCTGTGCGCGCCGTTCAAGATTCCCGTCACCTCCGTCACCGACCTGGGCAATGCGTTATCCCACTCGATCCAGGAGGGCGAGACCGCCTTCGAGTGCATCGAGCGCGCTTGCCGCATGCGCGCGGTGCTACCTGTCTCGGACGGCAAGGGAGGTCTGGTGCTCAATCGCGCCAAGGACAGCACGCCGGTCGCCGAGCTGGTGGAGGGTGTGAACATTCTCTCCGCCTCTGGCGAATTCGGCATGAAGGAGCGCTACTCGCAATACATCGTCAAGGGACAGGATCGCGGCAGCGACGACAACTGGGACACGCCGGAAACGCACGCCCAGGTGAAGGCCGAGGCATCTGACAGCGGTGTGGCGCGCTATCGCCCGCTGATCGTGCTGGCGGAAAGCCACGGCCCGCATGCGACCTACCGGGATCGCGCAACGTGGGAGCGCAACGTGCGGCGTGGGCGCAGCAGCCGCGTCACCGTCACGGTGCAAGGTTGGCGCGCGCAGAACGGCCAGCTCTGGCAGCCGAACACGATGGTGCGCCTAACTTCTCCCTGGCTGGGCGTGGATGCCGATTTGCTGATCGCGTCTGTGGCGCTGACCCTGGACGAGCAGAACGGAACGCGCGCCGAACTGCGGCTGTGCGGCCGTGAGGCGTTCGACCTGATCGTCGGAAAAAAGGCGGAAGGCGTCTCGGGCAAGATTCGCGAGAAAAAAGCCTCCGCCAAAAAGACCGGCGAAGAATGGAGCGTCTTCTGATGGATATCGCCGCCATCTTCGACAAGCTGGTCGCACCGCTGCGCCGCCGCGTGCGGCTCATGATCTCGCGCGCGGTGCTCGCCGCCGTGAACGACGCCGGCGGCATCCAGCTCATGCAGGTAAAGCTGCTCGATGGCGAGGTGCGCGACGGTGTTGAGCGCATGCAGGACTACGGCTTTACGTCCGTGCCGAAGGCGGGCGCGGAGGGGTTGATGGCCTGCGTCTCTGGCGACCGCGACCACGGCATCATCGTCGCGATTGATGACCGGCGCTTCCGCCTCAAGGGGCTGCAGGCCGGAGAGGTCGCGCTCTACACGGACGAAGGCGACAAGATCGTGCTCAAGCGCGGGCGCACCATCCAGATCACCGCCGGAGATATAAGTCTCAAGAACCATGTCCACGGCGGTGTGCAGGCTGGCGGAAGCAATACCGGAGGCCCGCAGTGAGCGATATCCGCACCGTGTTTATAGACATGGAGCATGGCGCCGATTACGCCATCGAGTCCATGCTGCTCGCCCAGGACGACGGCCTGATGACCTCCGTACTGCTGAGCCTGTTCACCGACCGCCGCGCTGAGCCGGACGACAAGGTTCCGGGCGGTTCTGACGACCGGCGCGGCACCTGGATGGATGCCTACGCCGATGTCGATGACGACCGGATGGGCAGCCGTCTGTGGTTGCTGGCCTCCGCCAAGCTGCTGCCGGAAACCGTCATTCTCGTGCGCGAGTACTGCGAGGAGGCGCTGGAGTGGATGGTACGCGACGGCGTGGCCAAGGCAGTCACCGTGGAGACCTGGGTCGTGCGCAATCACCCGGCGGGCATGATCGGCGCGCAGATCGACATCTCCCGGCCGGACGGCACGACGACCCGTTATAAATTCGACAAATTCTGGAGCGCCTCATGAGTTTCACACGCCCATCCCTGCAAACCCTGATCGATCGCGCGCAGAGCGACATCGAGGCGGGGCTGCCCGGCGCGGATGCCGGGCTGCGCCGCAGTAATCTCGGCGTGCTCTCCCTCCTGCTCGCCGGCGCCTCCCACGGCCTGCACGGCCACATCGCCTGGCTCGCCGACCAGGTCATCCCGGACACCGCCGAGGCCGAGTACCTCGACCGCTGGGCGACGCTGTGGCTCGATCAGCCGCGCAAGGCGGCCGCAGCCGCGACCGGAAACGTCACCTTCACCGGCACCAGCGGCACGCTGATCCCGGCGGGCACGGCGCTGATCCGCGCGGACGGCGTCGAGTTCACCACCGATACCGACGCCACGCTCTCCGGCGGCACGATCACCGCCGCCGTCACGGCGGTCGAGGCGGGCGCGGCGGGCAATGCGTCCGCCGGCGTGGCCGTCACCCTCACCACGCCGATCGCGGGCGTCACCAGCGCGGCCGTCGTGGCCAGCGGCGGGCTGACCGGCGGCTCCGACACCGAGTCCGACGACGACCTGCGCGCGCGCCTGCTGGAGCGCCTCAAGGAAGCTCCGCACGGCGGCGCATCGTTCGACTACGTCACTTGGGCGCTGGAAGTCGCGGGCGTCACCCGCGCCTGGTGCTACCCGCAGGAACTCGGCGTGGGTACCGTCACCGTGCGCTTCGTGCGCGACGACGACGCCAGCATCATCCCGGATGCCGGCGAGGTATCCACCGTGCAGGCCTACATCGATGCGCGCCGCCCGGTCACCGCGCAGGTGACCGTGGTCGCGCCGGTGGCCGCGCCGCTGGACTTCACCATCGCGGTCACCCCCAACACCGCCGCCGTCAAGGCCGCCGTCGAGGCCGAGCTCACCGACCTGCTGCGCCGCGAGGCCGAGCCTGGCGCCACCATCCTGCTCAGCCACATCCGCGAGGCCATCAGCATCGCCGCCGGAGAGACCAACTACACCATGACCGCGCCCGCCGCCGACGTGACCCACACCACCGGCCAGATCGCCACGATGGGGACGATCACATGGGCATGAGAGGGCTGACACATGCGCGCTGACGACTACCTCCACCAGCTCCAGGCTTTATTGCCATCTGGACCCGCCTGGCCGCGCGACCGCGATGCCGTGCTCACGCAGCTCCTCGCCGCCTTCGCAGAGGAATTCGCGCGCATCGATGCGCGCACCGCGCAGCTCATCGAGGAGGCCGACCCGCGCGCCACCTATGATCTGCTCGCCGACTGGGAGCGCGTCACCGGGCTGCCGTCTTCCTGCGCCGCCTCCACCGACCTCAGCATCGACCAGCGCCGCGCCGCCCTGGTAGCCAAGCTCACCGAGCGCGGCGGCCAGAGCCGCGCCTACTTCCTCTCGGTCGCGGCCGATTACGGCTACACCGGAGCCGAGATCGAGGAATATCGGCCGATGACCTGCAACGACAACTGCAACGACGCGCTCTACAGCGAGGCCGACTGCTTCGTCTGGACGCTCAAGCTGCCAAGCACCGGCGGCACGTTCATCGCCAACTGCAACGGCAACTGCAACGACGCGCTCGCGAGCTGGGGAGACCTGCCGCTGCAATGCGCCATCAACGGCGACAAGCCGGCCCACACCACCGCACTATTCGCTTACGTCTAAGGAGGGAAACAATGCATCGCATAGATACAACAAACAAGGCCGTCGACCTGTTCGGCGCCGGGAAACATGGATGGAAGGACGGCAACAAGGCGCTGGGTATCGTTCCTACGGAATTCAATGCCGCCATCATGAATATGCTGCAGGAAGAGCTGGTCGGAATTGTTGAGGCAGCCGGCATCACGCTCGACCCGAACAACCGGGCGCAGCTGCTCACCGCCCTGCGTTCTGCTGGGGTGTTCCAGACGGCTGCCCAGTTCGACACCAGCACCAAGGCCGCGACGATGGAAGCGGTTCAGCGTGCGCTTGGAAGTAGGTCTGGAATTAAAGAGATTTCTACAGCTACCGCCTTGGGAACCATCGATGCGGGTAAGCTCGTCATCTTCACGGCAGGATCATCGCCCGCGACCCTTCCCGCCTTATCTTCTGTTGTGCCGGGGACGGAATTTGAATTCTTCGGCGCGGTGGCCGCCACCAACTCTGTATCTCGCGCCGGCGCGGATGTGATTTATGTGAACAACACGACGGTGACCTCCTTCAATATAGGGCAGGGTTCAACGGCACGTGTTGTGGCGCGCGCAACAGGATGGGCGCTGGTCGGTGGAACGGCCAATCTCATCAATGCTCAGCCGGAGTTTGGAGCATTAATCTCCGCAAGCGGGTATCAGAAACTTCCCAGCGGGCTGATTGTGCAGTGGGTGGTGGGCTCGACAGTGAGCGGCGTCAACGCTGCGCAGCAGTCTGTGACCCTGCCTATAACATTCCCCAGCGCTACCCTCTTTGCACATGTCGGCACAAAACTGGCGAGCGGCAACGGCGGGGTGTCCGTTTGGAATCACCTGTCCAGCGGTGCTGGACAGGTTACTTGCTACTGCACGGCGGCTGGGACTCCAAATGACGTCGCACCCATAGTAATTGCAATCGGATACTGACGAACGAGGAAAGGTACGAAATCATGTTCTATTCAAAATCAACCAACAGCTTTTTCATCGAAGACATTCACGGCGCTCGTCGCCTGACCATCATCGACCCGGCGTGGCAGCGGCCTACCGTCGAGGTGCCCGATCCCAACTGGAATCCTGCCGATCACCCAGAGGGAACGCCGCATCCGCTGATCGCCGTGCCGGACGAGACCGCCATCGCACCGACCATCGAGATGTCGAACCCGGCCTGCAAGATACCGGCCGACGCCGTAGAGATCACCGAGGCGGAGCACGCCGCGCTGCTGGCCGCGCAGTCCGCTGGCAAGATCATCCAGGCGGATGCGAGCGGGCATCCGGTCGCGGTCGATCCGCCGCCGCCTACGCTGGAGTCTGTCAAGGTCAGCAAGACCGCCGCGATCAACGACGCCTGCCGCGCCGCCATCGTCGGCGGCTTCACCAGCTCCGCGCTAGGCGCGCATCACACCTACGACAGCGAGCTGGAAGACCAGCTCAACCTGATTGGTGCGGTGGGGCTGGGCAGCAATCTGCCGTACCGCTGCGCCGATGCGGCAGGCGTCAAGGAATTCCGCCTGCACACCGCCGCACAGCTCAAGCAAGTCGCCGCCGACGGCGCCGCAATCAAACTGGCCGCCCTGGAACACGCCGCCACGCTCAAGGCGCAGGTACAGGCCGCAGCGGACGTCGCGGCAGTCGAGGCGGTGGTTTGGTAGAACTGAGATAAGAGAGGGCGACCGGAGCCATGCAGGAACATGGCCCCGGCCACCTTAACCCACAGAACACACCTGTGAGCCAAAGCCAAGGCCCCCTGCCATGACGTCACGGCAGGCGAAGCCTAGCGGATTTTTTAACGGTACGAAAGGGCTCACCGATGCAAAACGCACAACCGATCATCCCCTGGCTTGGAGGCAAGCGCCGCTTGGCTGACAGGTTGATTCCGCTGTTCCCGCAGCACGAATGCTATGTCGAGGTGTTCTGCGGCGGCGCCGCGATCTACTTCCTGCGGGCCCAGCCCGCTCCCGTCGAGGTGCTGAACGACATCAACGGCGAACTGGTAAACCTGTACCGAGTCGTCCAGCACCACCTGGAAGAGTTTGTTCGGCAGTTCAAGTGTGCGCTGAGCAGCCGCCAGGTGTTCGAGTGGCTGAAGGAGACCAATACCAAGCCGCTGACCGACATCCAGCGCGCCGCCCGGTTCTTTTACCTGCAGCAGCACGCGTTCGGCGGTAAGGTGGACGGCCAGAACTTCGGCACCGCCACCACCGCGCCGACCATCAATCTGCTGCGTATCGAAGAGAACCTATCGGCCGCCCACCTGCGCCTGGCACAGGGAACGACGATCGAGAATCTATCCTGGCAGGAGTGCGTGAAGCGTTACGACCGCCCGCACACCTTCTTTTACATGGACCCGCCCTACTGGCAGGTGGAAGGCTACGGCGTCCCGTTTGGCTTTGAACAGTACGAGCAGATGGCCGATACCATGCGGGCCTGCAAGGGAAAGGTGATGGTCAGCATCAATGACCATCCCGACATCCGCCGCGCCTTCGATGGCCTGACTATGCATGACCTTGGCATCAAATACAGCGTGGCCAACGCCCACGGCAGCCCGACTGAAAGCCGGGAACTGGTGATCACCAACTACGAGCCTGGCGTGATGGGAGGGCTGTTCTGA